AGACTAACTCGGTAGTTTTCTTTAGCTACAGTATCCAATTGTTTTCTTTCGCTAGCAATAAGCTCATCTGATTTTTTTAATTTTAACTTAAAAGATTTTTCGGGTAGGGTAGGGGCGCTATTAGTAATTTCAATCTCATTAATAGGTGCTCTTAATTCATCGCCCCCGTCTTTTGGCTCTAGTTTTTCAGCGGTTCTTATTTCGTTTCTAGTAATCCATAAATCAACACCCGCTTGCCGTTCTTTTAATATAAACTCTTTATCTTGCGGAATAATACTTTCGTGTTCTATTTTTACATTGTCTTTATAATGCTTAGATACTGCCCTAGTTAGCGTGTCATCAATCTTTTGCAAATACGGTTCTACAGTTCGTTTAGCAAATATATACTCTAATGTTTCAATACTGGCTCGCCCTAATCCTGCGCTATCTTCACGCCCAAGTATACCTTTTGGCACCCTAAAAGCACTCATCACATCTTCTTTAGTCATACTTCTTAGCGCTTGCATATCTAATTCGTTTAATCCCAAGCCAACCTTTACAAAACTAGCGTCTGCCTGTCTAATAATTGCGGTTTTACCCGCACTGTCTACTCCTTGATAGCGCTCCCGCCATTGATTAGCAAATTTTATAAATGCCTCGCCAGTCATCGGGTTTTCTTTACTACCAACACTTAATATTCCGCTAATACCAGCGTTGTTATTAAAAAAGTTTCTAGTAAATCGTGCTGTACTCTCTTCTGTTTCTATATAATCACTCGCTACAGATATAACACTTAAACCCCTGTACGGGTCATTCGGGTTAAATAATTTAAATTGTTCTACTTCATTAGTGTTTAGTGGCATTTTATCGCCACCGCCTTTATCGTAAACATAGCCTATTAATTCACCCTCTTTATCTATAGCGGGTGTAACCATATCAGCCCTTAATATATAAATCTCTTTTATCTTATTACTTCGTTCGCCTAATGCGTAATACCAGTATGCCTCGCCTTGTAATAATAGAAAACTTAAAGTAGCTTCAAATAAATCAAACTTGCTTAAATACGGGTTCGGGTTATTTAATACATTAATAAATTCGTGGGTTACTTTGACCCGCTCTTTTTTGCCGTTCTTTTCTATATATCCATAGGGTTCATAATTTGCCCCGCTTAATGCTATAGCACTAACACACTCGTAAACTACATTTTTATAAGCCTGCAAATTAGTACGCCTTGCATAATTAGCGTTACCGCTGTTTGTTACAATACTACGGTTACTATCACTGCCAACTCCAAATAATCTTTTTTGTAAATATTTGTTAATCTCTTTTATAACTGCCATATTATTTTAATCCTATGTTACAGCTGTATGTCTGCCGTTGTTATTATTGTAGCAGTATTTATAAAAGTTAGCATTAAAGCGTCTGCTGTATCTGGACTTGAAATACCGCGTTTTATTAAATCCGCTTTTGGTTCTATCTTAACCTTGCTGTTTTCACTAATCTTATACAGTATGTGATTAAGCTCTAAAAAGCCCTCGTCATTAATTAATTTGCCCCCGTCTATTAGCCAAGTTCTTAACCGCCAGTATCTCTCCGCTTTTAAATTTAAATAACGGTTATCGTCAGGACTAGCACCCTCTATCGCGTTTTGTACAAAAACATCATCTGCAATTAGCATATCAACAAGCCCCGCCCCTATGCCTACTCCGTCCACTACAACCTGCCAATCTGGTATATTATACTGTAGCTTATACTCTTTAATTTTACGGTGTTGCGCTGTTAAGTCTTTTATATTGTTTTTTTCTAATACCCAAGCTATATTGTTTCTAATATCTCTTAATACATATACTGTTTGATTAGCACCACCCTTAGCAACATCAACCCCTAATACTAAATCTTCGCCACTACTGTTATATATATTTTTATCTATTAAACTAGCTTGTAATAAACCTTTAGGTAATAGGCTAGTATACCCATTAATATTTTGTTCGCTTAAATCAGGAAACTGGCAACCATACAACACCCCAAAAAAGGGTTCGTTTATCATCTCATCTATAAATGTCTGTGTATACCGCCCCTCGGCTAATGCCTGCTTATAATCTATCTTAATATTATAATACTTAGGGTTTACACTTGTTTTATAAAAATGGTTGCGATAAAAAGGGTTTCCAATCTTTAGTAAAAAGTTATTTTTATGACCGCCTAACATTCTTAATATCATAGCTTGCGCGTCGTCGGGTATCAATGACGCCTCATCTTCTATTATATTAGGGCTACCAAACCCCGTTAATGCTTCTGTCACTCGCCCTTTATTAGTTGTATTAGCCGTAAAGGTTCTAATACTGCCCCCGCTTTTAAAAGTTAAATGGTCTTTACTCCTCTCGCGTTTAATTCGGTCTAATCTTTCATTAGCGTCTAATTCTAATTCGGCTATAAACATAGCATTATCAAATGTATGCTGTATTACTCGGCTCATTATAATTTGTGCTTTTTCTTTTTGTCCTGCAATAATTGCAAATGGTTCTTTATATGTATATACCCGCATAAGTACCGCCATACTAATAACATCTGATTTACCGTACTGTGTACTAGTTATAATCTCTACTCTATTGTGTCGCTTTAAAAATATAGTTAAAAATATATCGGCTTGCCCGTCTGTTAGCATAAACGGCTCGCCATAATCATTTTTAAATATACTAGCAACTAGCTCTTTAGCTATTGCCCTCGCTTGTTGTTGGTTCTTCATTAGTCAATAGGGTATCTAATTTAGTTGCTATATCCTTAATTGTATCACTTGTATTATTAATACTTTGCCCATTGGTAGTAATATCTTGTTCTATAACCTGTCTTGGTCTGCCCTCTGTTCTATCGGCTACTTCTTTAAATTCCGCAAGCTCTGTGCGGGCTTTTGCCATACGGGCATAAGCTAAACTTTCGGCTACCGTCCTCTTTTCGTCTGGTTTAGTTTTTTCGTAATCTTTAAATTCTTTAACGCTTAATTGTTTAAAGTAACCAAGCCAATAACCAAAACTATTATTTTTATCCCAAGTGCCATTACTGCGGTTTTGCGGGTTCATACCAAACCCACCGCGCCCCTCTGGGTTACGGTTATAATGCGCATTTTTTATCATACCAATATCTTTTACTATCTTTTGCCCCGTGACATTTTAAACATAGTAGCTCTAAATTATTTAAATTATTATTAGGTGTTATACTATTACGCCCGTTACCGTCTATATGATTAATTGTTAAACTAACCGCCCATTTAGCTTTATGCTCGTTATTAGTCATATTACAATTAACGCATTTATAATTATCTCTGTCAAATATTGCTTGTCGTGTAGCACCAAATCGTTTAGTGATAGTACGCTGTATAAATATAGCTTTATTATCTTTATAATATCGTTTAGCTTTACTTTTAATTTTGTCTTTATTGGTTATAGCATATTGTTTTTTATAAGCGGTTAGTTTAGCTTTATTATCTTTTGTATATTGGCGGTTATAAATGTATCTGCACTCTTTACATCTATATCTAATTTTGTTTCGTTCTTTACTTTTTAGTATAGCGCTACCGCTAATTAACCCGTGAATTTTACATACTATACTTTGTACCATACTAATATTATATAGTACGGGTTATTATTAAAACACCCTTTATTATAATTACATTATTTGGCTTGCTCTCAAGTCTATTTAGTCTCTAATATTATTATAACCTAATTAATTTTCTATGTAATGCCCCACTCTGCCAATTTTTCAAATCCTCCAATAGCATTTATATAGTCTTTTGCTATATTAACTATCTCTACATAATCTATCCCATTTATTTTTTTATCTCCAATAGCGCAACTCAAACTGGTTATATTACCCGTTTTATTTGCTAATATGTGAGCATAAATATTAACAGATACATCTGCCTTGCTTAGGTCTTTTCCGTGCAACCCCCCGCCAGTTACTGCCTCACCCATATCACTGCCAAGTTTTCTATTAGTTGCCCCGGTATCTGTATTTAATCCCCCTATCCAATATCCTAGAGGGTTTATTATTATATCTAAATTATTTGGTAATAATTTTAGTAATTCTTTTTCTTTTGCATTAGATTGGCAAATTATTAATCTATTTTTAGCTAAAATATATTTTCCGTCTGTAGGGTATTGTTTATATATATCCCTTGCAATATTACTTAAATTTTTTACCTCTTCATTAATCGGTACGCCTTTAAATATACCATTATCACCAGCCTTTATTTGCCCATATTGATTATTACTTAATAATAAATCTTGTGGCACTTCTATATATTTTATATCTGTTATATTTGCTATTCTTTTTATTATTTTATTTATTATATTTATAGGTATTTTAATACTAGTTTCAGCTATTATATACGCTTTTTCGTGTCCTATTAATATTTCTACAGCTATTTTGGGGTTTTCTTGTTGTGTATAAGCATAATCTACTATTGCACCCGCTATTCTGTCGGCTATTTTGTCTGGGTGGCTAGGGTTTACTTTTTCTATCATAATATTTATATCT